GCGCCCAAGTCCCACTAACGCAACTTTTTTGCATTAGTAATAAAATTGCATTTAGAAACTTGATTAAAATAGCAATTTAGGTATATAAAAATATCGACACCGATCATCCAGCCTTTCAAGTCGCGGCACCGGAGTTCACTGAAGCGCCAGAAGACGTTCTAGCAGAGCGCCTTGTGCTCCGCTGGAAGCGTGTGCAGGATCTTTCGCGCACTCAGGCAATCGCGATCGTAAAAGAAGAGTATATAAAACTGCAAATAGAGAGAGACGGTCGATACGGCATGGATCACTACTCTTACGCGAAGGGCATCAGTGCAGTGCTGGCTCACATCGCAGACTCAGCCACTCCGATGGTTGAACTCGATGCGGTCGCCTACTGCTACGGCCTCATCGGACGCGCCGAGGAGTCGATGGATGAAATTGCAAAAAGACATAATATTAGCAAACAAGCGTTTTCAAAAAAAGTTGAAAAAATATTAGACAGTTTCCATTTGAAGCCGCAATATGGGATGCGTCCGCAGCCACAGAGGAAAGTCTACAAATCCGTCCACCTTGCAAAGTGGTCCAACATCGAGCAGGACGCCCCAAAATCATGACCACCTACATCACAATTGATCCCGGAGTTAATGGAGGCATCGCATGGGACGGTGGTGCCTCTCTCGCGTCCTGCATGGCTATGCCAGACAGCGACACCGAGACAGCCGAGGAGATCGGCCTGCTATACAGTATGCGGCCCGGCGTCAAATGTGTCATCGAGGACGTGCCGAAGTTCGTGGGGCGAGCATTGCCAGGAAGCACAATCTTCCCTCTGGCGTTCAACTGTGGCTTGCTGCGGGGGATCGCAGTATCGCTTCGGATGCCGGTTATCCTCGTGAGGCCACAGGATTGGCAGAAACATTTTCGGCTCGGAACAAAAGGCGATGCCAGCACTACCGAGTGGAAAAATAAACTGAAAGCCGAAGCACAGCGGCGCTACCCTCATCTGAAGGTGACCCTCAAAACCGCAGACGCGCTTCTGATGCTCGCGTATGCACAAGAAAAACAGCTATAATGTTTGAACCCGTTAAACCAGAAACACGCACCAGCGCGCCATTATTCAAGTGGATGCAGGTCAATGAAGTCAGGGAGATGCGTGCCGCTCGCAAATGCCAGGCTGAAGCAGCCATCCGTGCGAGGATGGCCAAACATCCGGGCGAGGTCTACACGCTAGACAGCTCGTCTCATCCATTCAAGTTCCGCCGCGACGCCTGATATGCAGCTTGCTCTTCCAAACTTTGAATCATTCAGCTCAGACGAGCTGCAAGAATATGCGTCACGAGAGTTGGGCATCATGCGGGATGAGGCGCAGATGGCGGCTGGCATTTCGGCTACGGCATTCACTCGTGCGTGGGCTGTTGGTAAAGCGTGCGTAAAGCTCAAGGATGCAGTCGGGGAAGACGCGTGGGAAGAATACGCATCACAGAATATCGGTGGTGGCGACTACTATGCGGTCTACCGTTGTATGCGTCTCGCGCGTATGTCGCCGCAAGCGCCACCGTTGCAGAAGTCTGGCAGCAGCCAATACAAGCAGCTCCAGATCACCATCGGTGAAGAGACTGCACCCAAGCCAACGCCGCGGAAGACGGATGTCTACAAATTCCAGAATTTGATGGCCTCGCTCGGGTGCATTCGTCGATGGTGGAGAGAGGGCGAGGTCATCGAGACTTTGGATGACGAGATGATCTCGGAGATTCTCGAAGACATGGAGTTTATCATTTCAATTTATAATGACCTCACTAAAAAGATTTCCGAAACCGCCGTGCCCACCGAAGGTGGACAGTGAAATCACTCTTGGTGCACCGCCACCGCGGATGCAGCAGACGATGGATGTCTCGAAGGAGACGGTTGCTGACTCACAAGAGCGACTTGGCGACACCGGTGTGCTGTTACGTGAATGGATTGAGTGGTGCGAGAGCACAGGCCGTGCTGCACATGCTGCGGAGCTGATCGCGCGCAGCCGTGCGTCAATGCGCAATTCCTGATGGAGGCACTTACTCCAGAGCAAACACAAGAGCGTTTTCAATCGCTGCTTGAAAAAGTCCAGCGCGGCGTTGTCCTGTCTGTCGCCGACACCGATTTTCTGCACCGTCACAAGGACCATGCGCGGTGGAAAAAGAACCTTGGCGCGGTTGCGGCGGTCTTTAACGTGACCCCTGCGGCCATGCGGCGGTGGCAAGAGATTAACCCGGACGCATTCCAGAAGACGCCACTGGGCTACGATCTTGATGCCATCAAGGTGGTGAGAAAGCAGTTTTTGGCAGACGGCAACTATACGCGGCTGAACGATGGCGACGAGGTGAACGTCGAAGGCGTGGAGGATGTGGCGACGCTTAAAGCGCGAAAAATCTTCCTTGAGTGCAAAAACCTTGAAATTAAAAACAAGAAAGCTGAGTCAATTCTAATCGAGGTCGATAAAGTGCTCATCGCTTTCAGAGCAATCTGTTATGCGGTCAAAGACAAGTTCTCCCGCGTTCCTTCAGAGTTGGCGTATGAAGTCAGTGGCGTTACGCCGGCGGAAGCGGAACAACGGATCAGGGAGAAGATCGACAAAATCTGCCAAGAGTTGTCTGTCGAAGACTACTCAAAGCTGGAGGAGGCATTGACCACAATTACTGATGACGGCGATGATTTAGAGCCGGAGCCAGTTGTGCAGGAAAAGCCAAAGCCTAAGAGGCAGAAAAAATGAGTTCCATCATTTACAATGCCGTCAGGGAAATCTTTCGCCCAACTCCTAAGCTGCAAGTGGAGGACTGGCTGAAAACGCATGTGCGATTCGAGCGCGGGCCGATTCTTGGGGCATTCGACACGAAGAACTCGCCATGGATCAAGGAGCCGCTGACGCAGCTAAAGAACCACGAGACACGCGAAATCATCTGCGCGTGTTCGGTGCAGAGTGCCAAGACGGCCCTGGCCGAAGGTGCGATGCTCTACCTGATCGCGGAGGAAGGAGGCGACATGTGTCTCTACCTCCAGACTGACGAGCACGCCGACGAGTTTCTTGATACGCGGTTCAAGCATCGCATTCTGGATTGCAAGCCAGTCACCAAGCTGCTCGCTCGTGGGGATAAGTCGATTCAGAAGAGGACGGTGGCATTTGCGCACATGACCCAGTATGTGATGGGCGCGAACAACATCCACAACCTGCAATCCAAGGCGGCGAAGTACGTAATTGGAGATGAAGCAGCTTACTGGCCACACGGGCACATCGACGAATCAAGGAAGCGCACGACATCGTTCGATGCGCGGAACTCAAAGCGCATCTACGTCTCGACGCCGATGAACAACAGCGGCGAGTTCTACGAATCTTTCATCGCCGGGTCATGCAGTGAATGGCAGGTGCGGTGTCCTGAATGTAACGAGCACTGGCCGATGGTTCTATCTCAGTTGCGGTGGGATGGCGAGGGAGCAAAGCTGGCAGATGGCAAGTACGACCTAGCGCGCATTCGGAATACTGTTCGTTACGAGTGCCCTGCTTGTCACGTGATGCTGAAGGACGATCCACGGGTGAGGCGGTCGATTGCGAACAGCGGGTTCTACGAGAATCAGAACTCGGCACCAGATCCCCGTGTGAAGTCTTACCACTGGAATGCGCTCACGGTTCCATGGGTTTCGTGGGATACTATCGCATCAGAGTTTCTCAAGGCCGAATACTCTAGAAAACTAGGCGATTATTCACCTCTTGCAGAGTTTGTGCGCAAAAGGCTGGGTGAATTCTGGGATATGAGGGAGTTTCAGTCGGAGGAGGTCAATTTGTCGGGCGGGTTTGCGATGGAGGAGGAGTGGGACCAAGAATACCGCCGATACCTGACTGTGGACGTTCAGAGGGACTATTTCCGGGTCATTGTGCGTTTATGGGCAGAAAACGGCGACTCACGCCTCTTTTTTGCTGGGGAGCTGCATACTTGGGATCAATTGCGCGACTTGCAAAAGCGATTAAACATCAACGACGGCAGGGTGTTTGTCGATTGCGGCTTCGAGCGATACCAGGGCGAGGTCTATCGCCAGTGTGCCGACAATGATTGGATGGCAGCCAAGGGAGATGGGGCTCAATCGTTCACTTGGACGATCTTGGACAAGCGCACAGGTAAGTCTCAACAGGTGCGCCGGCCATATTCGCAGGTGCAATTTGTAGACTCAGGCATCGGTATTGCGAGGACAGGAGGCAAAACCATGCGAAAAGCAGACCTTTGTAAGCGCATCAGGTGGGCGAGCGACTACATCAAGCTGAACTTTCACCGGCTACGTGCAGGGCAAGGAGCATCATGGCAAGTGGCCAACAATGCCCCAAAATGGTACTACAGAGAGATTCAAAACGAAGTTTTTGTGACGGAAAAATGCAAAAAGACCGGCAAGAATAAAACCTATTTCAAAAAGCTGGGAGAAAACCACTCATTCGACTGCGAGTCTATGCAGTGTTTAGCGGCCCACATTGAAAAAATCATTGGCCAGGCAGACGTGCTAGAGATGCCATCACTCAAAACGCTAGGCCGTGTGGAGCAAACTCCTGTCAACGCTTGACAGTTAGTGTGATTTTATGGGTGGACCTTCGATTTTGCGATATGCTTCGCTACAGTACTGCGAGACGCTTTACGAGCAGTGCTTGGCGGCACTGACCGAAGGGCAAGGAACGATGGTCATTGCCACATCTGGCGGTGGTGAGTCAGAAACCCGTTCGAGCGGCAATGACGGTGGCATTCCGGTCATGACGCTGATGCGCGCAGTCATGCGACGGATGCACCAGCTTGATCCAGTCAAATATCCGCTTATCTCCAACCGGCTCAAGCCTGACTTTTCCACGTTTCCTCTATGAGTTTCATCGAACAAGCCATTCGGTTTTTCAGCCCGGCAACTGCCTTGCAACGCCAACGCGCGAAAGCGCAGCTAGAGGCTGGAGATAAGGTGGGATATTGGCGCGTGGGTGCTCAGTCATCGACAAACCGCCGGGCAAGTGGGCAAGCATTGGATCAGCCTGACTCTAGCCGCAATCATACCGACCGGGTGACGTTGATTCGTGAAGCGCGGTGGCTGGAGGAGAACAGCAGTGTCGTTAAGTCGATCCTGCGCAAGTTCCGCACGTTTTCGGTGGGACGCTTGCAGTATGTCCCGCGCACATCGTCGGAGGATGCCAATAAGGCGATTTCTGCTTATGTGGAGCGGTGGATGGCGAGCTGCGACCTAACGCGCCGGCACCATTTTCGCGTGATGGCTGGGCTGGGAGTGACTTCGATGAAGCGCGACGGAGACATTGGCTACATCGTGAGCGAAGTGCCGATGACGCCGATGGATGAAATGCTCAAACTCAGTCCGATCCGCCTTCAGGCCATCGAGGCTGACCGTATTGGGTCGATTCCAAACCGGAACGGCACCGACACAAAGCCTTTTAAGCCGCTAAAGCGGAACGAGCAGGATTTCTCCGGTGTGGTCATTGATGCGATGGGTCGCCCGATCCGTTACCGTATTTACAACCGAAGCACCACCGGTGAGAGCATGATGCCGGCGCTAGAAGTGCCAGCACAAGATTTTCTCCACCTTTTTGACACAACACGGCTGGATTCATACCGCGGATTCTCCGCTTTTGACGCATCCATCACCGATATTAAGGATTTGCAGGAGATTCTGGCGTGCGAGAAAATTTCTGTAAAGTACTTATCCTCAATTAGTGGTGTCATCAACAATGCTGATGGTAGTGCCGATCAGGATGTGTCACTTGATTCAAGTCATTCGGACTATTCTGCTGACGCAGACCGCATGAAAAAAGTAGAACCTGGGGCGATTCAGTACTTGGCAGAAGGAGAATCTTTCAATCCTGTCGATTTCAATCGGCCCTCTCCGACATTCAACGGCTTCCTTGATACACTCGTCCGTTCGACCGGTCTGACGGTCGGATTGCCATTCGGGTTCATCTATTCTTGGGCAGGACAGGGCACCGCGGTGCGCATGGAGGCTGCTCAGGCTGCGCGGGAGTTTGAGATGACCCAGCTCACGCTGGAAGAGAAGTTTTTGTACCCCATCGTCATCCGGGTCATCGCCCGCGGGATGCAGTTGGGGCACTTGCCGGTTGTGCCAGACTTTGATGCTGGAGAATGGCGTTTCCCGGCAAAAGTGACGGCTGATGTCGGGCGTGAATCAAAGGCGTTGATCGACGAGACGATGGCCGGCATTATCAGCAAGACTCAGATCGCTGCTGATCGTGGTGAGGATCGCAATATTATCCGCAGCCTACTGCGTGCTGAAGCGATGGAGCTTGTCGAGGATGCGAAGATGGTGCAGGCCGCATCGGACGGAGTGCTGGATCTACCGACAGCGATTTACATGCTGGAGCGTCGGGCACCGAATGCTCCGTCAGTTGTGCCGCCGGCAGCCGCGGCAGAGCCTGAGATGGAAGATTCTGCTGAGGATGAAGTCGAGGATGCTGCTGAGGTGGAGGATGAAGAATCTCCGGAGGACATAGCAGAGGATGAGGCAGAGGCTGGGAGCACAGATTGACATCACGGTGGCGAGTATGCCAGTCACCGAAGAAATTCAGACATTCGCAGCATTTCAGGGCAAGGTTTCGGGGAACACGATCATGGGTGTTTCTTTGATTCAGGAGGGGCCAGCACTCGGTCACGGGGTGTATGTGGACAAGCGGTCGCTGAACAAATTCAAGGCGCTTGCGATGGAGAAGGGACGGGTGAAGGCAAAGCTGAATCACTTCTCTTCGGTGCAGGACACGGTTGGGTATTACGAGAATTTCCGGGTGAGTAAAGGCAAGCTCCTTGCTGATTTGACTCTTTTTGAGGCTCACGGAGGCAAAGAGATGCTTCTGGAGATGATCAACGAGATCCCCTCAGCTTTCGGTGTATCTCTGATGTTTGCAGCGGATTCTCCGGAGCTGGACAAGGAGAGCGGCAACTACATGACTCGCCCGCGCGGGTTGTATTCCGCCGACTTTGTAGACACGCCGGCAGCCAATGCTGATGGCGTATTCTCCGCTGATCAGATTGACAGCGAGGAAAATGATATGCCTACAGAACAGGTGGCTCCTACGCCAGAACCTCAAGTTGATTTCTCCGCTTTGATTGCGGAGCAGTTCGCAGCGTTTACCTCTAAGTTCGATGCGGTGGCTACGCAATTTGCTGAAGACAATGCCAAGGTGCTTGCCGAGTGTGAAGCACTGAAGGGCGAACTCAAAGCGTTGCAGGCCAGTGAGCGCGAAATCGACTTGCAGGCAAAGCTTCTGGCCGCTGCTCCTCCGGTCGCCAGCTTTTCTGCTCCGATCAACGAGCCGGAAGTGAAAGGTCCATCGGTCTCGTATCATGAGGCCAAGAATCAAGCCATCGGCACCGCCACCGGACTTGATCGTCTCAAAGCCGTTCGTGCGTTCACCGAAAAATTCCCCACCGAAGCTGACTACGTTTCGGCCAACTCTTAACCTTTTTCACTCAAGACCATGCCACAAGCCAATCTTCTCGACATCGCCAAACTCAACGGGTCTGACACCATCGTCGGCCTGATTGAGGAGACCCTGACCTACGCTCCCGAGGTTCAGATCATGCCCGCCCGCACCATTCGCGGCACCAGCTACAAGATCGCTTCGCGCGTCTCGTATCCCGGTGTCGGCTTCCGTGCCGCAAACGAAGGCTCAACTCCAACCAAGTCGGAATTTGAGAATCAGCTCATTGAGTGCTACATCCTAAGCGGCGCAGTGCAGGCCGACGTTGCAGTCGCTCGCGCTTACGAAGACGGTGAGCAAGCATGGAAAGACATTGAGTCGATCGGCGTCATGCGTCAGGCGATGATTGAACTCGGATCGCAGGTCATCTACGGGACCTCGGTCGATGCTAAAGGCTTCCCTGGTCTGCAAGCTATCCACACCGCCTTCAACTCCGGCCTCGGCGCTTCCGCTCTGACGGTGGATGCGGGCGGGACCGCCGCTGGCACTGGCTCTTCGGTCTACGGCATCAACACCGACACCCAAGGCGTTCAGCTCGTCTTTGGTGCTGGTACGACCTTTGAACTGGGTGAGTGGCGCATTGAGAACGTCGGCACCTCCTCGGTGTATCCGGCTCACGTCGCCAACCTAACCGCTTGGGTGGGGATGCAAGTCGGCAGCAAGTACAGCGTGGGTCGCCTCAAGGACGCAACCGAAGATTCAGGCTTCGGCGTTACCGATGCTAAGCTGGCCGAACTCCTCAGCAAGTACCCAGTCGGCTACCGGCCAAATTACTGGCTGATGAACCGCCGCAGCGCCTATCAGCTCCAAGTCAGCCGCTCTGCCTCTACCGTTCAAAACGGCGTTAAGACCTCAAGCGGTTCTGAGATCTTTGCTCCGCTGCCTACCGAATCAAACGGCATTCCAATTGTCATCACCGATTCTATCGGCAACACCGAAGCCCTTACCGCCTAACCTTTAAGAATCTAAGACCATGCCTAACGAATTTTCTCGAAACACGCAGGATGCGACGCTTAGCGTTTCGGCCACCATCCCGGCTACCGCGACTAACGCGACAACTGATGACATTAACCTCGGCACTAATAGCAAAGGTTTTTTCACAGAAAACCACGAGCTGGAAATTTTTATTCCTGCTTTGACTAACGCGCAGCTCGGAAGCGGTGCAACGCTAACGGTGCTTGTGCAAAACGGAGCAGCCGCAAGCCCAACAACCACGACCGGCATTAGTCGTGTTATCACCGGTGCCGGTTCCGGTGCTCCAGCCACTACCTTCCGCGTGCGCTTGCCTTCTGGATCGCTTCAGTACGTGAACGTCAAGTTCACTACTTCATCCACGGGAGGCGCAGGCACTGCAACCGTCAAGTTGCTGACCTAGTTTTTGGTGTAGTGTGTTGATCGTTCATCGTGGGCGGCTGACAGGGTTCTATCCTTGTCAGCCGCTTTTTTTGTATGACATACGCATCACGCATCGCCGCCGCGCATGGCCGCATCCGGAACAAGTTCGGTGCGGTGACGGCCACCGAGAATCTGTACGTCTGGCACAGTGGGGCGCAGATCCCGTGCTATGAATCGACCGGTCGCAACCAACGCAATTTACTTGCATCAATAGTGGTCAAAGATGAGACGATGACCGTGCACGCGACCAAGGCTGCGTTTACGACCGTACCTCAGACCGGTGACGAGGTAAAATTTGGCACCACTCTGGCAACGGCAGTCACTCTCCGTATCGACACGATCCAGACGAATACGATTCGTCCATTCTATGCGCTGGACCTCATTGATCCGAACAAAGCCGTCACCGCAGAATGAGTGTATCCCTGACCGTCGAGACCAAAGAGTTCCAGCGCGTGCTCTCGAAGTATGCCATGGCCAAGGGCAAGACCGATGCTGAGGTGGTCAATAAAGCCATGCGCTACTGGACGCCATTTGCCGCAAAGAGGATCATCAACAAGACGCCTGGCAGCCGGAAGATTTTGCAAGAGTTGCTGGCTCCAGCCAGAAGCCGATACCGGACAAAGAAGGTAAAGTCCAAGTTCAACAACACCGCTGCCGCGGCAATCTTTATTTGGCGACTAAAGAAAAAGGGAATGCCGATCACGAATGACCTGAATGATCGAGTTGAAAGGTTTGTGGGAGCGCGTGCCAACTCTGCTCAATTCCTTCGTGCCGGCTTTATTCCAGCATACCGAGAGTTCGGTGTGCCAAACAGAAAGGCCGGCACTCAGAGGTATTTCAAATCAAGGAGCTTTGGTAAAAAAGCCATTCCTTCCGCATTCCATAAGGTGACCGCTTTTGTGACCAATGCTCGTGAAGGCGCTCACGTAATTTCTCCGACAGCATTTCAGGAGAGCATCCGTGAGGTAGAAAACCTCTTTATAAAATTCATGCTGGCCGACCTGCAACGTGTCGGCAGACAATTTGGGATGAATCCATGACAACATATCCAATCAATCCATCCGAGCGCACCCAGCGGCGCATCTGCTCAATTCTTGAGAGCGACCTCCTGCCGTTGGCTGAGTTCACTGGTTTTGTTGTGCGCAACGGCAGAGAGTTCCAACAGGAGAAGTATCCCTTTTTCTCGGTGCAGATCACGGAGAACCAAGAGGTATTTCCTGGCATTAACGTCTGGAACGTGAACTTCACGGTGGCGATGGTGGAGGACAGGCAGGAAGCGAACACAGTGCTGGGTGCAGACACACGCCCCAGGCATGAATTGCGGGCCGAGAACGTCAGTGCACGGCTCTTTGGCCAGTGGAATGGCCTCACGCTGCCGGCTGCCATCAATGCCATCGTAGACGCCAATTCTGTGCAAGTTTTGAAGATGAGCGCAACCAATCAGGCGAACGGAACAATGAGTGAGGATGAGATCTCGACCGAGTATTCGTTCACCTTGTCTTGCACGTCGTCCACGCAGTAACGATTGACACCCAAACCAATAATATGGCAGCCGTCGCAGCAATCATCCAATACGGGAACATCCCATCCACTGCTCTAGGATTGAAAAACGAGTCCAATCCAACGACTCCAGATATCCTTGTGCAATCACTCACGATCAGTGCTACTCGTGAGGAAAAGGAGTATCGCAATGCTGATGGCAACGTCTTCGCTCTGCAATATCGTAACCCTACGATCAGCTTTGCTTTTGACGGGTACATCACCACCAAGAGCGGCTCAGGGCTTGCCAACTTGGAGCCAGGCCAGCGAGTGACGGCATTGGCCAACTTCACATCCGACACGTATGGCTTCTCGCCAACAGATGGGGTCATGATTTACATGGACCCAAGCCGCTCCGAGACAAACGAAGAAATTGCAAAAGCGACCTTTACAGTTAAGCAATTGCCGTTTGTGTCTGTTTAATGAGCGACTCTTGGATTGTTTGCACTGATTTGGATTTAGCCGCCGCATTCGGGACCATCGGAGTCCCAATGCGGCCAGACGTACAGTTCGTCGCGGAAAGCGGCAAGGAACACGTCTTTATGTATCTCGCGACAGA